GGTGGCGGTGGCGGTGGCGTTGCGGGTGGCGGTGGCGTTGCGGGTGGCGGTGGCGGTGGCGGTGGCGTTGCGGGTGGCGTCACGGGTGGCGTCACGGGTGGCGTCACGGGTGGCGTTGCTGGTGGCGAGGTTAACGGCGTTGAGGGTGGCGTTGCTGGTGGCGTCGAAGGGGGCTTTGTAGGTGGCGCTGCGGGTGGCGATGTAGGTGGCGATACTGGTGGCATTGCGGGTGGTAATGCTTTTTTGCTTATACAGTACCGCAGCCGCCGCGCCGTAAGCAAACGCCATGACGAGCGGAGACGGGACGATCACCACGCGAGGCTTTTTCAGCCCTGCTGCAGCATAAAGTCCCTCGATCGCCGGCACGATCTTGTCCGGCTCGATCGGGTCGGTGCGGAACGCACGAGAAATCCACAGCTTGGCGTGCTCATCCATCGCGGCTTTCTCGGCTTTGGTGATGCCGCCGGCGGCTTTGGTAGGAGTGCGAATGATCTTAGCCATTGTCCTAGTTCCTTTCAGTTTGTTTGATACATCGTGTATCAAAGATACATATCGGGACGTGACGCTTCCATCTCGCGCGCTTCCTGGGTCTCGCGCTGCGTCTTCTCTTTGTTCAACTCATCAACAATCCGGTCGGCCAGCTCATAGGCCGTCTCTTCGAGGTAGTCGTAAGCATCGCTCTCGATCCCCCACACGGAGTCGCCACGTTCTGGCTCACTGACCAGCTCGACCACGACGCCGACATACTGCCACTCGTCGTTGCACCAGCGACGCAGACGGTCAAAGTCGGCCTCGACTGCGGCCTCGGCAATCTCGCCCTTGGTAGGCAAGCGCCCGAGCCGCAACGCCCAACGATAGAACTCGTTGGTGTGCCGACCGCACGGCGGCCCCCAACCTTCGCGCTTGGCGATCTTGATGGCTTCCTGCCAGTCGTAGAAACGGTAGCTTCTGCCGTCCTGATTGAGGATGCGCTCGCCGGGACGCTTGTCTCTGCTGGTCCACTCGCTGACCGGGCCGTAGCCGTCGCAGTCATCCCATGGTGTGCGGTGCCAATCGTCGTAAGGGAAAGTCACGCGGAACTCGTATCCGCCGCGAGTGAATGTGTCGTGGTCGTAGAGCATTGTTGTTTCCTTTCGAGAGAGGCAGTTTGATACATAATGTATCAAACTGCTGTTTTGTTCCGCTTCAACTCACTATACACTTATAATACTCTATAAGTGTTTGATTGTCAAGTCCACCAGCTGATTACAGGCTTGCGCTCGACCAGCTGCTCTTCATTGAAGATGTGCTGGCAGCCTCGCATCGCCCATGCCGTGCACTCGACCACGTATCTGGTCTGGCCGTTCAATGTGGCATATACGGCGACTACTACACCCGGCATGGAGTAGCCGCTGCGTTTGCGGACGCGCTGGCCGACGGAGAACCTGGGCTTGGTCATCGGGCCTTCTCCATCGCTCGATAGACCGCCTCTGCGCAGGCGGCGTGCTGGTCCGGCGCGGCGTCGTATTTGCGCAGCAGGGCAGCGCGTCCAGCGGCCACCATAGCCGCCGTCACCTCGATCGTGGGGCGTTGCGCCGCCTCCACCTTGCCTCGATGGAGCATCGCTCCTAGCGCCTCGTGGCGCTCGTCCTCGGTCATGTCTGTCATCTATCCTCCTCAGACCGCCACCGGCGCGGCGATAGCCGGCCATGGATCGTAGCCGTCGATTGCAATGTCTTCGTAGGTTATGTCGAGCGTTGGCTTGCGCAGCGGTAGTCGAAGTGTCGGCAGCTCGCGCGGCGTCCTCTTCAGTTGCGCGCGCACTTGGGACAGGTGGTTGCCGTAGATATGCGCGTCCCCCAGCGTCACGATCAGGTCGCCCGGCAGGTAGCCCAGCTCGTTCGCCACCATGTGCGTGAGCAGGGAGTAGGACGCGATGTTGAACGGCAAGCCGAGAAACACGTCCGCCGAGCGTTGATACAGCTGGCAGTCCAGCGTCTTGAGCATGGATCGCTCGCGCACGTTGAACTGAAACAGGCAATGGCACGGCGCAAGCGCCATGTAAGGCAGGTCCCCGACATTCCACGCCGAGACGATATGCCGCCGAGAGAACGGGTCGTCTCGCAGGCTAGCAATAACCTCGGCTATCTGGTCTGTCGGCCCGTCCGGGTCAGTCCATTTTCGCCATTGTCGGCCATAGACTGGTCCAAGGTTGCCGTCGGCGTCGGCCCATTCGTCCCATATGGTGACGCCTTTCTCTTGCAGGCGATGCACATTTGTGCTCCCGCTCAGCATCCACAGCAACTCGTGGATGATGGCCGGAACGTGAAGCTTCTTGGTGGTGACGAGGGGAAACCCCTTGGCCAAGTCAAAACGCATCTGGTAGCCAAAGATGGATCGCGTTCCTGTGCCGGTGCGATCTGATTTAGTAGTCCCGTCTGTCAGAGTCAGTTTCATCAAGTCGAGATATTGTTGCATCTGGTTCGTCCTTCTCTTTCGCCTCTTCCAGCGTCATTTTGATGTGTCCTCCTATTCTAGAGCGAGAGCCTGCTGAGCTATTATTTGCGCGTCGCCATCTCCTCCAGCAATTATCGAAAGCGCCGCTTCCAACTCCGCTGCGCGGGATTGAGCGGCGGCGAGCGCTTGTTCGGCATACTTCGCTCGCGTTTGCATACTTGCCGAGCCGATCCTTCTCCAATCATCAGCTATTGGTTTTCGCGTGGTATAGAGTTCAGCCTTTAGCTGATCTATCTCACGTTGCTGGCGTTCGAGCAGGTCGGCGGCTGCTTTGCAGCGGCGTTCGTCGTGCTCGGTAAATTGCTGGCCGGTCCACACAGGTGTCATTTTTCGCAGCAACCCAACAATTTTCGCCACCTCCACGTCAACTGGCACAAGCGAGCGCTCGGTGGCGTCGAGAAGATAATTCATGTGACCCTCCCTTGAGTGCGCAGATGGCGGCGGCGATTTCCTTGCCTGCGCCGCTTCCTCCAGCGTCTCGCGTCTGATCTTCTCGTCGCGAGCGGTGATAAGGGCGAGAGCATCTTTATAGCCTAAACGGAAAAGCGTCGTTTTTCGCGCGTCTCCGTGCATATCGAGGTATAGAGTTACATCCTGATCTCTCAGCTTCTCCGCCACCTCCCTTGCGTCTCCAGCATGTGCAGCGATGGTGGTAAGAACGGCGTCAGCCTGGCGTAGCAAGCGATCCTGCAACGCCGCCAACACGTCCTTCGCGCAGCCGTTCCTCGGATCGAACGCTACCGGGTCTAGCGCTTTCGCGACGATTTCTTTCAGTGTGTCCATGGTGGGCCCCTAACTAGTAAACCAGTTTGATACATGATGTATCAAACTTCATCGGTGTCTTGGCTTCGGATCACCCACAGCAGATCGCTCATTAGTCCCTCTAGAGCGTTCCGGCCTTCCGCGTTCACGCAATCAGCCCAATCAGGCTTGAACCCCGCGCAAAAGGCGTCCATGAGGCACTCGCACACAGACTGATGCCGGTTCAGCCTCCGAACAATCTCCGAAGCTTCATCAGCGTTCTCGACAGTGGCCACCAGCCACCCATCGCAGTCGAGTATCTCGTCACCGTTCACGCTGTAAGGTGTATATAATTTCATTGGTCTTCCTCCTTGGCGGCGAGCTTGGTCGCCTTCTCTCGATCGTGCTCCGCCTTCATCTCCTCGAATGTCGGTCGGCGCTCGTAGATCGGGTCATGATACGTGATGCTACCATCTTCCTCTTTCGTGTGCCTGCGGTAGCACAGAACCTCGCCTGCTGCCTCTCTACGTCTCATCTCGGCGCGGCCGAAGGCGATCTGCTTCGGTGTCCACGGCTTCCCCTCTACGCTCATCACCATAGCGTCGGACAGTCCATCCGACAGATTGACGATCAGGTAATTCAGCAGCATCTCGGTCATGCCTACTCTGCCGGAGTTAGGACTTTCCGGCCGGCCGGGCAGCGCCCCTGCGACAGCCTTAGCGTGCTTGGCCAGCTCAGTTTCGTGAGAGAGCATATGAGTCGCCAACGCTTGCCGGATGTAGCTGGCCGGCGCAGAGCCTGCAACATTTGACAGATGCTTCAGTTTTTTCATCTCCCCATCATTGAGGAACACAGAAACTTTGTGAGTTCTCAGCATTTTTCCCGCTCCAGATGTTATCTAGGTGATAGCGATACAGCAGCCAGCTATCAGCGTCAACAGGCTACTAGCCATGTTTATTCGTAAGTTTCTAGCGGTTTTTAGCGCTGATTTAGGAATAGTATCCCATGGTGTTTTTGCGACCAGTGTTTTTGGTTAAGTAATCGTCTGTGTAACTATCTGTTTTCGTTAACCGAATGACGGTTTATCTACTTTTCCTCGATTTTGGAGGGTAAGGTGGGGGTTGGCGCGGGAAAATACGCGTTTTTTGTTTGAATTAATTTTCTCCAACCCACTGTATTGGTCAAAAATCGATATAAAGTAGATAAACATGGATAGCGCCATAAAAAAACAATGGGTTACAAGAGCGATCATCTATCCAACTATCTGGTCCCCCAAACCACGGGTGGAATCAATGCGTTATGCATGGTCGTGACTCACTTGACACATTCTGGCCAACTTGTGGTTTTTGAAATAAAAGTTTTGTAGGATGTCACCTCAATAAAATCAACCACTTATGAGAACCTGCACTGTTTGCTTTTTCTTTTTGATGAAGCATCTATAAAACAATAAATGTTCCTTAAAGAAGCCACAATTTTGCCGTCGTTTTGCCTTGCGTAAAAAAACGACGTTGTAGGAGCAGAACCTATAAAGTCTTTTTTGAACTTTTCGGCTTGACTTAAATCAAATTGTATCTGTGAAGTTTTGTAGGTTCTTAGCATCTTTTGTGACGTTGTAGGATGTGACGCGCACCTTAACTACTATACCGCGCGGCTGCGCGGCTTGAATCATCGTGATTCAAGAGCCGTCAAAGGTTTGCAGGATGTAGGGCATCGAGGAAGGTTTGCAGGATATGCGCCGGGCGTGAGGCAATAAAAAAGGGGCGAGCCTTTCGGCCCGCCCCATGTGATATCTCTTGGAATGTTTTATTAGCTGTTGGCCAGTCGCTCCAGAATGTTGCGAATGCGCTCTGATATGTCGTGCTGTTGCTTGATGCATTCGATAAAGTCGGGGTCTTTGATGGCTTTCTCGTTTTCTTTTAGGACGCGCCCGGCGGAAACGTCAAACTCGAGGTACCATAGAGCAATGGCGCGCTCCGTGCGTTTGGCGGGCGCGGCGCGAAAAGCCGGTTGCTGGACCAAGGCTTGCTCCGGTTTTGGCGCTTCGTTCGTGGTAGTGGGCTTCGTCGTTTCGACGTGCTCGGTGTTGGCTTCCTCGCTGGCCTTACCCTTGCGCCCTTGGCCGCGGCCAGCTCCGCCGACATTCGAGACGGGCTTGATTTTCAATAGCGCCATGGCGCGGGACTTATATGTGCGCGCCGCTCCGTATAAATCCTGTTCTTTCTTGGTGCGGCAATCGTCCCCTCCGCCATCCTTAAAGGTTTTCAGGTCCAGGATACGGATTGCCTCGCGGTAGACCTGGCCAGCGTCGAGCCCCTTGCTCGTTTTGACAACCCCATGGGCGATGCGCGCGACCAGAAGCGAGCGCTCGCACGCGGCCTTCTGTTTGTCGCTCGTGCATTTCTGCATATCTTGTAAAAGCTTTTCCGTCGCTCCGACATGCGCGAGCGCGTCGTCATAGATGGCTGGGATTACGCCGTCGGCGTTGATATGCATCGAGGCGCGAGCGGCGGAAGCTGTGGAAGTCTTGGCGTTCATGGTCATGTTCCTTTCGAGAGATTTTGATACATGATGTATCAAGCTAGCCCGGTTCAAATTCTTGGGCACTGTCAAAACTCTACCAGTTCATCGCACGAATGTCAAGTCTCTTGAAAAACTTTTTAGGAGGTGACGATTAAAGGGACGGGACGGGCGCAAGTAATTCTTATTGGGGGCTAGAGGGGCCAGGGGGTTCGCTCGCGCGCCCCACCCACCACCTTCATGTTCGCCCACATAAATTTTCCAAAAATTCCGTCTATATCTCCTACAAAACTTTACAGGTTCTAATTCGTCCTGCAGCGAGCAGCCAAAAAATTTTCCGAAAATTCCGTCTATATCTCCTACAAAACTTTGTAGGTTATAATGATTTTCTGAGTTGTCCGATTTTATCGGACAACTGACTTGACGCCGAGCCGCCGCAGGTCTAGCCTCGCTGTGTTTCCTCCCTCGACTTGCCCGCCGGACCCACCCTCCCTGGTCTGGCGGGTTTCTTTTTGACAAACTCACTGCGCGAGCATAGCTTCCGCACATGCTTCCTATTGTTCCGCCTACCGGCAAAGACCCGGCCCAGCTCGGCTACCCGCTCACACTCCCTCTGGAGGTGGCGCTGAGGGCTGTCCCACTTCCTCAACTTCTGGACGACTACGGTCTGACTAAGGATCAGTGGGATGTGCTGCGGTTTCACTCTGGCTTCATCGCCGACGTGAAGCACTGGATGGAAGAGCTCAAGAAGGACGGCATGTCCTTCAAGGTTAAGGCCAAACTTCAGGCAGACCAGCTGCTCAGCAAGTCGTGGGCGATGATCGACGACAAGGATGTTCCGGCCGCGGTGCGCGCCGATCTGATCAAGGCGACCGTCCGCTGGGCTGGTCTGGAGCCGTCCAAGGCCGACGGCCAGGGAGCTGAGGGCTCCGGCTTCAGCATCACCATCAACCTGGCGTAGCGCTATCGGCATGCGCCTATAGTATATAAGGAGAGCCCAGCATGCCGCAGATCAAGGAGCGCCTGGTGGGGCAGCTGCTCAAGAAGGGGATGCCCAAGGCCAAGGCTTACGCTGTGGCGTCATCGACGCTGCAGAAGGCTGGAGACCTGAAGCCTGGCACAGACCAGTTGACGGCCAAGGGCAAGAAGCGTCAGGAGATGGGCGCGGCCGGCAGGGCCAAAGATCGGGCCGCCAAGGCGTCTCCTTCTCATTCGACCAAGGACTACGCCTACAGCTCTAAAACCAACCGGGCGACGTTGAAAAAATGATCGATGTATTCTCGGCGGAGGCAGCAGCGGTAGTCTCAGGGGCTGTGCTGGGCGCGACAATACTAATCCTGGGGTATATGGCGCTCCCGCAGGAGCTGTCGAAAAACAAGGAGGGCAACATGACTGACCAGTTTATCCCGACACCGCCGCGCACGCCGCAGGAGCGCAGCCAGAGTGACAAGGAACGCGGCCTGTCCGCCGGAGAGATCGCCATTGCGCGCGCGATGGAGGTGGTGCGCGGCATGGACAACGGCATAGGCCTTCTAGGGGCTCTCACCGACCTTGCCAAGGCGAAAGAGAGGGTGGCCACTTACGTCAGGGAGAAGAAACTCATGCAAGATATGATCGGCTCATGGGAGCCGGACGAGGGAGACGTGGACTGGAGTGCAAAGAACGAGCCGCCGGAGTCGGACGGCGGTGTCGAGGCATTCCGGCAAAATATCAGGCAAGCCCAGCAGAGAGGGATCGAGCAGGATGAGAAGGCGCGCGCTGACAACATCTCTGAAGTTCCGATCGCCCCGCACGAGATCAGAGACTTCATGGCCAGCGTCCTGCAGGAGCTGCGCAAATGACCGATCAAGCAGCCCAAACCGAGATGGATTTTTCTGAAGCTCCGATCTCCATCACCGAAGCCCGCGCGAAAAAGGAAAGCAGCGCGGCCAAGTGGATGCCGCGGGACGCGCTGATCTACGCGCTGCGAGAGATCGACGCTGGCAAGCTGGCCATGGACTCGATCGTCATCGCATACACGTCGGACGCGGACAATTACGGCTTCATCAACGCGACGAAAAGTAGAAGGGAAACTGTCGGCTTGCTGGAGATGGTCAAGGCTAGACTCGTAGAGTCCGACGACTGATGGCGCATCTGAATTATACCCCGCCGCCCACGATCAACGAGTTCATCAAGTTCCACAAGCGGAACGAGCTGTTCTACGCGTGGGTGACGGGCCCGGTGGGCTCTGCCAAGACGACAGGAAACTTCTTCAAGCTAGCATTCCACGCTAGTCAGGAGACGCCAGACCCAGACGGCGTGCGGCGCACCAGAGCGGTGATCGTTCGTAACACTATGCCGCAGCTGAAGGACACGACGATCGTGTCGTGGAACTATTGGTTCCGTGACGGCGTCGCTGGTAAGTGGAAAGAAACTGAAAAGACTTTCACTCTCAGTTATCCAGGCGTCGAGTGCATCGTCATGTTTCGCCCGCTCGATACGCCGGACGACGTGCAGCGAGTGCTCTCTCTCGAAGTGAACTTCGCAATCATCGATGAATTTGTTCAAATTCCGAGGGAGATTATCGAGGCGCTATCTGGTCGTCTCGGTCGTTACCGCCGGCCGGATGGGTCGAAGCCGTCCATCTATGGAATGTGGGGCGCATCCAACACCGACACCACTGACAACTGGTGGCACGACTACCTCCTGCGATTGTCAGAGGATGACTCGCGGAATATGCCGCCAGACGACATTGCGCGCTATTTCCAGCAGCCGTCTGGACTCAGCCAGGAAGCCGAGAACCTACAGAATCTGCCGGACAACTATTACACCAATCTGGTCAAGGGCAAATCCAAGAGCTGGATCAAGCAGTTCGTCGAGGCCGAGTGGGGCTTCTCTGCAGCGGGGCAGCCGGTGGTCGGGTCGTTCGACAAGAACCGTCACCTGGTCAGTGGGTTGCTGTTCAACCCGAACCTGCCACTTGTGGTTGGCTTCGATCCCGGCCTTGGGGGCTCGGCCTTCGTGTTCATGCAGCTCGACCTGCAGGGGCGGCTCAACGTGCTCGGCGAGCTGTGCCAGTCCGGCCTCGGGGCCGACCGGCTGGTGGACGAGCGGCTCAAGCCCTACCTGCGAGCGCAGTTCCCCAAGGCGCGGGTGTTGCTCAGTGTCGACCCAGCGGCCAACAATCGGTCCAGCAACGACGAGAAAACCATCGTCAAAACATTGAAGCAACACTTCGACGTGTTCACCGAGACTAACAACCGCCTGCCGTTGAGGCTCAACGCCATCGACCACTTCGCCACCAGGACCGTGGGCGCAGGAGAACCGGCGTTGCGGATCGACAGCAAGCGCTGCCCGACGCTGGTCAGAGCATTGTCTGGCGGTTGGAGGTTCGAGCAGCATAGCAAGAAGGACATGCTGAAGAGCGACCAGCCGGAGGACACTCCCTACACCCACGTGGGAGACGCCTTCGGCTACGGCTGCCGATACTTCCACAAAGGCGAAGAACGTGACATAAGATATAAAAGCGCAGGAGTGCCAGTGTTTGTCCCGCCAAGAACTTTCTCGCCGGGCTATCATAATAGATGAGGTTGTCTCCGATGCAGAACTTCGCACTTAAAGCAGACGCCATGTCTCCGGCGGAGTCGATGGATCGGATCAGCCCGCCGCCAGTGTTGGTGCAGCCAGAAGATGCCCCGGTCAGGATCATTCTGACAGACCAGCTCAAGCAGATCGGAGCGCAGCTGCAGCAGCGGTTCGAGCGTTACAAGAACGACAGGCGGATCGCCGAGTTGAAGTGGCTGCGCAACCAGCGGCAGTATCTCGGTGTTTACGACCCGGAGGTGGAAGGGACGCTGCTCAAGGACCGCTCGCGGGCCTACCCGCGGCTGACCCGCATCAAGACCATCTCGACGCTCAGCCGGATCATGAACCTGATGTTCCCCGGCAACGACCGCAACTGGGACTTGCAGGCGAGCCCTAGCCCGGAGATGTCGCCCGAGGACGTGATGCAGGCTGTGCAGGCCTACGTGCAGAAGCTCGGCGAGGCTGGGATGTCGCAGGGCAACGGGCCCCAGATCACCGACGAGGATGTCGAAGCGGCTGTTCAAGACTTGGCCAGCCAGCGGGCCGAGCAGCTCAAGACCATCATCGACGATCAACTTCAAGAACTTGGAGGCGACCAGACCTACGATTACATCGCCCTCAACCGGCGCATGTTGCTCAGTGGCATCATGTATGGTCTGGGAGTTCTTGTCGGTCCCTTCGTGCGTGTCACCACCTCCACGAAGTGGAGGATGGGCGAGGCCGGCATGCCGGAGCCATACCAGACGGAAGTCTACAAGCCCATGTTCGAGTGGGTGCCGATCTGGGAGTTCTACCCGGATATGTCGGCCAAGACCTTTGCGTCGATGGACGGCTACTTCCGGCGTGTCGTCATGTCTCGCGCTCAAGTGAGAAAGCTCGCAGATCGCAAGGACTTCTTCCCCAACGTCGTGAAGAAGTATCTCTCCGACAACTCCCAGGGCAACTACAAACCTCTCCTGCACGAGCAGGAGCTGCGGGTGATGGGCGTCAAGGTCAACGTCAACGAGCAGTCGCCAGACGCCTCCAAGTATGAAGTGATCAGCTGGAACGGGACGATCGCTGCGACGACGCTGCAGCAGATCGGCATCGACGTGCCGGAGGAAATGCTCGGTGACGATGTGGAGGCCGAGATCTGGATGATCGACGGCTACATCATCAAGGCCGACATCAACCCGTGGCGCAAGCTCGGCGTCGACGTTAAGACGGTGCATGCCTTCATTTTCGACGAGGACGACACAAGCCCGATCGGCAGCGGTCTGCCCAACGTGATCCGCGACAGTCAGATGTCCGTCTCGGCGGCGGCGCGCATGCTGCTCGACAATGCCAGTATCGTGTGCGGTCCCAACGTCGAGGTGAACACCAAGCTGCTCCTGCCGACGCAGGACATCACCAGCGTGCAGGCCTACAAAGTTTGGTATCGCGACGACGATGACTCGATGACGACGCAGTTTCCAGCGGTGCGCGAGATCAGGTTCGATAGCCACATCACCGAGCTGACGCAGATTATCGACCTGTTTTTGAAGTTCGCGGACGCAGAAACTTTTGTAGGACCGATGAACGGTGGCGACACTGACCGGATGCCAAAGGAGCCGATGCGCACGGCCGCTGGCGCGAGCATGTTGCGCGGCGACGCGGCGCTACCGTTCAAGGACGTGATCCGCAACTTCGATCAGACGACGCAGTCCATCATTCAGTCGTTGGTTCAGTTCAACCGGGTGTTCAACCCGAGCAAGGCGACCGAGGGTGACTTCAACGTCATTGCGCGCGGGGCGACGAGCCTGATCTCCAAGGAAGTGCGCGGGATGCAGATGGACACTCTGGCCCAGACGCTCACCGATGAGGAGAAGGTCGAGATCGATAACCGGCTGCTGCTCAAGGAGCGGCTGGCGACGCGTGACGCGGAGCACCTGTTGCTGCCGCCGTCCGAGGCAGCCATCCAGCGTCAGCAGCGTGAGCAGTCCATGCAGGCGCAGATGGCGCAGCAGCAGAAACTGGCCGAGGCGCAGATCAGGGAGACCCTGTCGGCAAGTTACAAAAACATTACGCAAGGGCAGAAAAACACAGCGGCGGCGGACGCTCAGGCGGTATCGTCGGCGCTCGACATGATGGAGAGGGCGCTTGGATCAGACGACGAGGCTTCGAAAGACGGAGCTTGAGAAGACACTTCAGCAGCGGTCGACATCTACGGATGTCGTGACAATGAGGCTCCTGCTGGAGATTTACCTGGATGAAGCGAAGGAGCGCATGGTTGACTCCAGCATCGACTTTATCCGGCAGTTTCAAGGGGAAGCAAAGGCGTTCAGGATGCTGATCCGAACGCTGGATCGAAGCGCACAGGAGTAACACATGGTCGATTTGGCCCAGGACATCGGTTCGGACGAGTTTTCTAAGGTTTTTGCTGATCTCGCGAAGCTCGGAGAAGGTCAGAATGCGCCTGTTGCTGCAGCTCCGGCCCCCGAGCCGGTTGTCGAAGCTCCTGCAGCCGTTGAGCCAGCTGCATCCGAGGAAGTGGCTGCGGAAACGCCTGTCGATGATGTTGGTGAGGCTCGTGCAGATGCTGCTCCTGCGGGAGAAACTGAAGACGAGCCGAAGGCCGACGCCGCGCCGTCCCAAGAAGATGTAATGAAGCGGTTTGCCGACTACCTGGAGCGTCAACAGGCGCAGCAGGAACGGCAAGCGCAAGAACCAGCGGCTCCGCAGGCCGTGCCTGAGCCGGAAGCGGCCCCGCTGTTCAACCAAAACGAAGTCGAGACGCTTCAGACCTTCCAGAAAGATTGGCCGGACGTTGCTGTCGCCATGCAGTTGGTGACGCGAGCCCAGAACCAGATGCTGGCAGAGCACATCTTCAAAGAAGTGAACGCGTTTCTGGCTCCGAAACTGCAGCTTCTCGAAGCTGTGGCGCAGCGCACTCAACTTCAGGACTTGCAGTCGGCGGTGCCTAACTACGACGAGGTGCGCGACAAGATCGTCGAGTGGGCGCTCAGCGACCAGCAGCCGAAGTATTTGCGCGCAGCATATGAGCATGTTATTAAGAGTGGAGATGTCGATGAAGTGAGAGATCTTTATCGGAGATACGAACAGGAGACGGGACAGTCGACGCAGCCCAAGGCTGCACCTGCTCCGGCCCCGGTTCGAAAAGCAACTGAGCTGCCTCCGGCCGCCAAGCAAGCGGCGGCGTCGTTGGCCCCAGTCAGTGGCAGACGTTCTGTGCAAGCGATCGAGCCCGAGTCCGAAAGTTTTGAGGATGCGTTCTCGAAGTTCGCTGCAGAAGCATAACCCACAGGAGCCAACACCATGTCTAATATGACCTACGGTGACATCGGCCCGGCAGTTGCTGCTTGGGCTACCGTCCGCATGCTGAAGCGTGCGATGCCTTACCTGCATCTGGAAAAGTTTGGCCAGACCTACCCGCTGCCGACCAACAGCACCCAGACCGCCAAGTTCCGCCGCTACTTCCTGAGTGGCGCGACCGGCGCGGCGGGTCTGACCGGCAGCCCGATTTCTGGCTTCAACATCCCGCTCGCCACCACGCCGCTGATCGAAGGCGTGACGCCGTCGGGCTCGAAGCTCGGTGTCGAGGATTACACCATCACGCTGGCGCAGTATGGCGACTACGTGCCGATCACCGACGTGATTCAGGACACCCACCCGGACCCGATCCTCGCCAATATCTCCGACATTCTCGGCGAGCAGGCGGCGGTGACGGTCGAGACGCTGCGCTTCAACGTCCTGAAGGCCGGCGTCAACGTGTTCTACGCCAACAACGTCGGTGGCCGCACTACAGTTGCCGCGCCTCCGTCGCTGACCGACCAGCGCCGCGTCACCACGGCTCTGAACCGGCAGAACGCCAAGAAGATCACCCAGGTGGTCGCTAGCTCGGCGGACTACAACACGAAGTCGGTCGAGGCGTCCTACATGGCCGTCTGCCACCCCGATTTGGAGACCGACATCCGCTCGATGACCGGCTTCAAGCCGGTTGCCGACTACGGCCCGCACACCACGCCGTTCGAAGGCGAGATCGGCTCTATCGAGCAGGTGCGTTACCTGACCTCGACGGTCATTACGCCTTGGGCCGACGCGGCGACGGGCTCGACCAAGGGCACGGCTCGTTCGACCAGCGGCACCTACGCCGACGTGTATCCGATCCTCTACTTCGGTCGCGATGCGTTCGGCATTGTCCCGCTCAAGGGCAAGTCCTCGATGACGCCGATGGTCGTCAATCCCAAGCCGGCTCCGGGCGATCCGCTCGGCCAGCGCGGGACCGTCGGCTGGAAGCTGTGGACCGGCACCATCATTCTGCAGGAAGCCTTCATGGCTCGCCTGGAGTGTGCGGCGACGGCCTAATTTGAAGGGGCTTAGGCCCCTTCTTTTCCTCAGTCTTTCAGGAGACCCTGACAATGACCACCACCACTGTCACCCCGACGAGCCAGGCGTTCTCGGTCGCCAACTTCGCGTCCGGTTCGTTCACCTCTGACGGCAATGCGACGATCGTCAAGCTGGGCTTCACGGCTCGGCGTGTCGAAGCTGTCAATTCGACCGACACCATCGTGTGGACCAAGCTGGAAGGCATGGCTGCCGCCAATTGCGTCAAGGTCACGTCGACCACGCAGTCCATCGAAACGTCTTCGGACATTCTGATCAACACCGACAAAACGATCACCTTGTCGGCAACGCTGGTCGGTAGTTCCAAGGCGATCTCTTGGACTGCTTTCGCCTGATTTGAAGGGGCTTCGGCCCCTTCTCACCTTTTGGAGGCGACCCCATGGCGCGCAAGACACTCGATACGACGCTGAACGAGGCGCTCGGCCT